TACGCCGCTTATAAAGAAGTGTGTGGTGCTATTCGGGGTCTTGACACCGCATTACGAGAAATAAGTGACCTCTCGCGCAATTATATGGAAGACGAAGATGACTGAAATGACAGCAATGGAGATTAAAAGGCAAGAAAAAATAAAGGAGGCAGAGTTAGCACAAAAGGATTTGGATGCTCTTATCCCCCGACCCGTGGGCTATAGGCTGCTTATCGCCTTACCGAATGTGGATGAGACATTTGGTGGAGAGATAGTCAAAGCTACTAAAACTCTGCGGGATGATTACATTCTTTCTACTATAGGTGTGGTACTCGACATGGGGGAGCAAGCTTATGCAGATAAAGATAGGTTCCCCACCGGCCCGTGGTGTAAACAGGGGGATTACGTAATGTTCCGTGCCAATACTGGCACTAGGTTTAAGGTAGGCAGTCAAGAGTACCGTCTGATGAATGACGATTCTATTGAAGCCATTGTTGATGATCCGAGTGTAGTGACTCGTGCAAACTGAGGAATAAATTATGCCAATGCAACAAGTAGAGTATGAATTTCCTGATCCTGATAAAGCTGAAGAAGGAAAGGAAGTAGCCGTAAAAAACGCCGAAGAAACTTCTGAAGTAGAAGTAGAGGGGGCTGTAGGCCGTGAAGAGATACAGAAACCTAAGAAAGAACCTACAGAAGTAAAAGTTGTAGACGAGGACAAAGTTGAAGTTGAAGTAGTAGACGATACTCCTAAAGCCGATAGGGGCCGTAAGTCTTCTACTCCTCCTGAAGAAGTAACTGACGAAGAGTTAGAAAACTACTCGGAGAAAGTTAAAAAACGTATTAAGCATTTTAGCAAGGGCTACCATGATGAACGCCGAGCTAAAGAAAGTGCAGAGCGTCAAAAGGAAGAAGCTATTACCTATGCCCAGAAGCTTGTGGAGGAAAATAAAAAGCTTAAGGGTAGTGTAAACCAAAGTCATAACACTTTAATTGAGTCAGCTAAAAAACAAACTGAAAGTGAAGTGGCAATAGCCAGTAAAAAATACAAAGAAGCATATGAAAGTGGGGAGCCTGATGCGATTGTGGCTGCTCAAGCAGAATTGAACAGAGCGCAGATACGTTCCGAAAAAGTAAAAGGGTTAAAGCCTCGTGCTACTACAGCAGAAGCAGCTTTACAAGCGCCACAAAATCCTGTTCAATCTCAATTAACTCCAACACAACAACCTGTTAAAGACGAGAAAGCTGAAGCATGGCGTGAAGAAAACGCTTGGTTTGGCTCTAACGATGAGATGACAGCGCTAGCGTTGGGATTACATACAAAATTAACGAAAGAGGGTACAAGCCCTCAATCAGATGAATACTACGAGAAAATTAATTCTCGGATGCGACAGTTATTCCCCGATGAGTTTGACGAGGGGATAGAAGATGAACCAGTAGAACGCAAGCAAAAATCGAGCAATGTGGTTGCACCCGCTACGCGGAGCACGTCACCAAAGAAGGTGACATTATCGCAAACACAAGTAGCTCTTGCGAAACGGCTAGGTGTATCACTGGAAGACTACGCCCAACAGGTTGCTGAATTGATGAGGAAACAAAACTAATGGAAAACAGACTAGACAGAGAACTGGACACCAAAGAGAAAAAGGTTAATAAACCTGCGTGGAAAAGGCCAGAGCTATTACCTGACCCCACCCCACAAGACGGTTGGACTTTTCACTGGGTACGTGTCAGTACCAACGGACAGCCTGATCCTACAAATGTTTCTTCTAAACTACGAGAAGGATGGGAGCCATGCAAAGCCTCAGATCACCCTGAGATTCAGTTGGTGAGCATTGAGAATGAGCGCTTTAAAGACAATATTGTCATGGGCGGTCTTATGCTTTGTAAAGCACCCCAAGAGCTTGTTGAAGAACGTAAGGCTTACTATAAAGAATCTAGTGAGGCCCAAATACGTTCTGTAGACAATAATTTAATGCGAGAGTCTGACCCTAGAATGCCCTTGTTTAATGAGCGGTCTTCTAAGGTTACTTTCGGTAAAGGTTAATATGTAGGAGGTCTATATGGCTAGTACAGCCGCCCCTTATGGGTTTCGACCCATAAACGAAGTGAGTGGTACTCCTTATGCAGGAGCTACTCGCAAGCTGCCTATTGCGTCCGGTTATGGTACTAATATTTTTTATGGCTCAATCGTCATAATCAATGCTACAGGTACTATTGAACTGTGTACGGATATAGGTTCCGCAGGTGACCCATTCCCCGCCGGTACGATTGGCGTATTTATGGGTTGTTCTTACACGGACTCGACTATGGGTTTTGTTAACCGTCAGTACTGGCCTACGGGCACAGTAGCTTCTGATGCGTTGGCATTCATCGTAGATGACCCTGATGTTGCTTTCCAAGTCCAAGCTGATGCAACAATGGCCCAAGCTACATTGGGCATGAATGCACCGCTAGCAGCAGTTCAATCCACTAGCACTGGAAGCACTGCTACTGGTAATTCAAATGTTGCTTTGGACGCAACTACCGCAGCCACTTCCGGCATTGCCTTTAGAGTTGTTGATTTTATTGACGCTCCGGGCAGTGAAGTAGGTGATGCGTTCACTGATGTGGTGGTTAAATTTAACCCCGGATCGCATTCATACACCAGCAATACCGGTACAGCTTAAGGAGATTGACAGATGGCTATTTCACGAGCGCAACTCCTCAAGGAACTACTACCGGGTTTGAATGCCCTGTTCGGCCTTGAGTACGCACGATACGGCGAAGAAACCAAAGAAATCTTTGAAACAGAGACTTCTGACCGTTCCTTCGAGGAAGAAGTAAAGTTGTCAGGTTTTGGTGCTGCCCCCGTTAAAAACGAAGGCGCTGCCATACAGTATGACAATGCACAGGAAACTTACACAGCACGTTACGTAAATGAAACGATTGCTATGGGATTCTCACTAACCGAAGAGGCTATTGAGGACAACCTATATGATTCGCTTTCTGCACGTTATACGAAAGCATTAGCTAGAGCGATGGCTTACACCAAGCAGGTTAAAGGTGCGACCATTCTAAATACTGGCTTTGCTGGTGGCCCTACTTATGGGGATGGTGTTACTTTGTTTAACACTTCTCACCCCTTAGTTTCGGGCGGTGTAAACGCAAATACTCCAGCTACTGGTGTTGATTTAAACGAAACTTCTTTGGAAGCGGCGGTTATTTCAATAGCAGCCTGGACTGATGAGCGCGGTCTGTTAATAGCAGCCAAACCTCGTAAGCTTGTTATCCCACCTGCGTTGCAATTCGTTGCTACACGTTTGATGGATTCTGAGCTTCGAGTTAGTACTGCTGATAACGACATCAACGCAATCCGCAATAACGGTACAGTTCCAGAAGGTTATACAGTTAATAACTACCTGACTGACGGTAATGCGTGGTTCTTGATGACTGACGTTCCAAACGGATTGAAGCACTTTATCCGTACCCCAATGTCTACATCTATGGATGCTGACTTTGACACTGGTAATAGCCGTTATAAGGCTCGTGAGCGATACAGCTTCGGCGTATCTGACCCACTTGGCTGCTACGGTTCTCCCGGTGCTACCTAAAGGGTTCTCCCCTAAAAATCATAACTCCTTGATTTTAGCCCCCGCCTAGTGCGGGGGTTTTTTATTGTGTTAAAAAAGTTTTTTGCTATATACTGGAATCCTACCGGGACTAACCGGTATATCTGACAGCGCCCGGCTGACTTCATGCAGACAGATATACCCTAACTCGCATGAGAGGAACTCATAATGGCTAGAACAACTTTCTCCGGCCCTGTCCGATCACTTAATGGTTTTGTTTCTGCTGGCCCTGGTGCCGCACAAGAAATTGATGCTGACAACACTACCTTAGAGCTATCAATTTTCCCCACACCTACATTAGATTCTAGTAAAAATCCTACTGGAGCGATCACCGCAGGTAATGCGGGTGTTATCAATGTTTATGCTTCAACTAACGGCACAGGTGCAGGGCAACTTACACTTCCACCGGTACTGGATACTGTGCCCTCAAGTACTACTCCACCGACTGACCCTACTGCACCCGATCAGCAAAACCAGCTGGGTGCACAGATAATTGTCATTAGTGGGTATAATCTGGCTAATAATCTTGTAATTAAGCCGTCAGGGTCTGATGTGTTTACAGGGTATGCAATGTCTGTAGATTCCGCTGGCCTTACTAAAACATTCCTAGCTACACCGGGTGATACTACTTTCACTTGGAATGGTGGTACTACGGGTGGGGATATAGACAGCATCATCAAATGTACGATTGTTTCTGCCAACACATGGTATGTAGAAGCAGTGTGTTTTGGAGCTGGTGGTGGGGCTGGAGCTACTCCATTTAGTGCTTAATACTAATTTTAAGGAGTAAATTATGGCCGATGCACTTACAAGCCAAGTAATACAGGACGGTGGGCGTACTGCTGTCCTTAAATATACCAATATCAGTGATGGGACGGGGCAAGCTGCTGCTGTTTTAGTTGATGCTTCGGGGTTGGCTGCTGATCCGGTAACAGGGCAAGCTTGTAACGGGGTTACCCTTCAGACTATTACTTTCTCCAATATTGGGATGGGGGTAGAACTGTTATGGGATGCTACCTCTAATGTTCCTTTATTGAATCTACCGCAGGATTGGGAAGACACTATCGACTTTTCAGCTTTTGGGATTCCTAATAATGCGGGCGGCGGTAAGACTGGAGATATTCTAGTTACTACGGTTAATCATACGGCAGGGGATACTTATCTTCTGGTTCTTACAGTAACTAAAAGTTATGCGGCTCCCTAATGCCAAGTAAGAGTAAGAAACAAGCAAAGTTTATGGCGGCAGTAGCTAATAACCCTAAATTTGCTAAGAAAGCGGGAGTACCGCAAAGTGTAGGACAAGAGTTTGCTAATGCAGACAAAGGTAGAAAATTCAAACGAGGTGGTACTATGCCTACATATTATGACAGCTCCAGGGGTACGCCCGGTACGGGTATTAAACAATATAAAGAGGGTAAAACAGTGTCGAGATCACATGATAAAAAAGTTATTCGTAATTTAGATGATGAAATTTACAGGATCGCGCCTAAAGAACGCATGGGTGGTGCTGAAGGCAGAGATGCCCGTCAGGAACGCTTGCGTATAAACAAGGAAAAACGCTTTGAAAAGAATAGGTTAGACGGTATGGCTAAAGGCGGTAAGGTCAAAAAACAGGGATATAACGACCGTTTAGATGAGTCTTTAGGTGCTAGGCATGGCAAGAAGTCCCAAAGCCTCAAGTCTCGTAGAGATGAGAGCAAAGGGATGGAAAAGGCTATGGGCAAAGGTGCGTATTCCGGGGCTACTACTATGATGTCGGGCGGTGGTGAGGTAGGCAAAAGCAGAAGTACAGCTTCTAGCCGTGGCGATGGTATTGCGAAACGCGGTCATACACGCGGAAGAATTATATCAAGTTAATTTATTTGGTTTCTAAGGAGAAACATTATGACTGGTTTATTCGGTAGACCTGATCCTAACGCAAAAGAAACACCAAAGGCCGCACCTAAGAAAGCTGCTAAGAAAAAAGCTGCCCCTAAAAAAGCAGCTAAATAGGGGTATGTACCATGATGCGATCACGAGGCATGGGGAAAATAAACCCGTGTAAAATGCCTGGAGCAAAAAAGCCTGCAGTTTTTAAGGATGGTGGCTGGATTCAGAAAGCTATTAAGAAACCGGGTGCGCTACGTAAAGAACTTGGAATAAAGGAAGGGGAAAAAATACCCTCCAAGAAGTTGAATGCAGCAGCTAAAGAATCCGGCAAGTTAGGTCAACGGGCGCGTTTGGCTAAAACCTTGAGGGGCATGGCCTAGTGGCAACCACTAACACAGCTACGTTTACAATGGACTTTACGGAAATTGCTGAAGAAGCATTTGAACGGGCTGGCAGGGAACTTCATTCGGGTTATGACCTTAAAACAGCACGCCGTTCAATGAATTTATTGACCATTGAGTGGGCTAATCGTGGGGTCAATCTGTGGACGATTGATGAAGGGTTTGTGAATCTAGTGCAAGGTACGGCAACATATGATCTTCCTGCTGATACGATTGATCTACTTGAGCAGGTAATACGTACTAACGAAGGAAGTACTACTTTACAAACTGACCTTAATCTTTCCCGTATTAGCGTAGATAACTACGCTTCGATCCCCAATAAACTAACCCAAGGTAGACCTATTCAAGTATGGGTAGATAGGTTGCGAGACAACCCTACCATTACAGTATGGCCTGTACCTGACCAGGGGACAGTTCCGTCACCTTATTATGTTGTACGGTACTGGAGACTACGGCGTATACACGATGCTGGTTCAGGGGTTCAAACTCCTGACATGCCGTTCAGGTTTCTACCTTCACTTGTATCGGGGTTGGCGTACTACATAGGAACTAAAATACCAGAAGGATTACCTAGGCTTGAACTATTAAAAGCCCAATATGATGAGCAATATGAATTAGCAGCGGGAGAAGATAGGGAGAAGGCTTCCGAAATGCTTACCCCTCGTTTATACGGGCCTAGGTAGTTATGAGTGAAAGGTTTGCATCGGGCCAAAATGCGTTAGCAGAATGTGATGTATGCGGGTTTCAGTATAGGCTACGGCAGTTGAAACCATTAGTTATAAAAGAAGTGGTAACAGGGATAAAAGCGTGTCCAGAGTGTTGGAATCCTGACCAACCACAATTAATGTTAGGTACATTTCCTGTGAGTGATCCGCAGGCAATACGTGACCCAAGGCCGGATTTTACGGGGTATCCCCAAAGTCGGGCACGGTTACAACCAGCAGACCCTCTTTATGCTTTTGGGCATATTGGTGTGGTTACTATAGTAATTACTTAGGAGCTAGACATGGCTAAAGAAAAAGCAGCAAAGGTAAAAAAATGGCCCGGTATTAAGAAGTATAAACCGGGCACTACTGTAAATTCTCCCGAACAATCTTCAGCTCCTGTTAAAACCAGTGGTGTGAAAACACGCGGAAACGGCGCAGCTACTAAAGGGACAATCGCTAGAGGGCCGATGGCGTAGTGAACTACACTGAATTAAAAGCCAACATACAAGATGTCTGTGAACAAACGTTTACATCAGACCAGTTGGATATGTTCACCCAACAAGCCGAACAACTTATCTATAGTACAGTGGATTTGCCTGCTATGCGGGTTAACCAAACTGGAACTATGACGATCAACAATAAGTACCTGACGATGCCTACGAATATGCTTTATGTATATTCATTGGCGGTTATAGATGGCTCAAACAATTATCACTATCTTATTAATAAGGATGTAAGTTTTATACGGGAGGCGTACCCCGTAGCTGCTACTACTGGAAGGCCCGTGCACTACGGTATTTTTGGAGATGGGACTTTTATTTTAGGGCCAACTCCAGACGCTGCTTACGCTTCAGAGATACATTTTGCTAAATACCCTACCTCTATAGTAACAGCGGGTACGACGTGGCTGGGGACTGAGTTTGATTCGGCATTATTAAATGGCGCGTTAGTAGAAGCTATACGTTTCCAAAAAGGTGAACCTGACATGGTGGCGTTGTATGAAAAACTGTACACGCAAGCTGTGTTATTGTTACGAAATTTAGGGGCAGGCAGGTTAGAAACAGATACATACCGTTCAGGGGTGGTAAGAGTACCCCCCAACTAAAGGATAAATTATGTTAAGTGCAGCAGGTGATGTAGAGGTAGGAATAGTTAAAGTAGGTACCGTATCTAACCGGGGTTTTACACCTGAAGAAATAGCGGAGCAAGCTTTAGATAGGATTATCCATATAGGTAATAACTCACATCCTGTTATACAGGCGCAAGCAGAAGCATTTAGAGAAGAAATTAGAGGGGTCTTGGTTAGTTATCTACGCCAAGCGGTGGCTTCACATAACACTACATTAACCAATCGTTTCAAGGATGCTGGGCATCCCGAATTAGTAAAACTCTTAGAGGTATAACATGGCAATCACAATCACAACGGCAATGCCTACGTCGTTCAAAGTAGAACTTCTTAAAGGTTTGCATGATTTTTCAGCGGGTAGCACTACGTTCAAGATGGCTCTTTTTACTGCTACAGCTTCAGGAAGTGGTACTTACGGTGCAGCAACCACTAATTATTCTGATATGGGTTCGGATGAACTTCCCACAGCTACGGGGTACACCAGACCGGGCGAGTTTCTAACGTCTGTTACACCTACTGCTGATGGAACTACAGCTATCTTAGATTTCAACAACGAAACGTGGGCATCATCTACTTTCACTACTTGCGGTGGTCTGATCTACGATACTTCGGACTCTGATTCTGCTTGTGCGGTGTTAAGTTTTGGAGGGGATCAATCAGTAAGCAGTGGTGATTTCCAAATCCAATTCCCAGCTCCAGCAGCAGCTACTGCGATCATTCGTATAGCCTAACAGGAGCCTGTTGTGAGCGGGTGGGGTCAACGAGCATGGGGGTTCAACCGATGGGGTGGCGCTCCTGCCACCGTTGTATACCTTGGGCCTGTGTGGGGTGCCCGTGGGTGGGGCGAAGAAGCTTGGGGTGAGAATGGCATCTCAACAGTTGGCACCGCTGCTGTTGGTACAGTTGGTGTAACTTACACCAGCATAGCTTATCCAACAGGAGTGGTGGGAACAGGAGCAGTAGGGGCAGTCTCTCTTGCTTACGATAATTTAACTATCCCCACGGGGGTAGAAGGTACAGGGGCAATAGGAACCCCACCAATAGTACCAACTTTTGCTATTACTGGAGTCCAAGGTGTAGGACAAATAAACAGTGTTAGTACTAACACCAGCGATTCAGTTGTACCAAACGGAGTAGTAGCAACAGGCGCAATAGGTACACCTACTTTTAGTGCAGGTTCCGAAATTAGTGTTACGGGAGTAGTAGGAACAGGGGAAATAGGAACAGTAACGCCAGCTTACAACTGGATTGTTTACCCCACAGGAGTAGCTGGAACCGGAGCTGTACAAGCAGTAACCCCTACAGTTATATTTACGCAAGGAACAGTAGTAGGGACAGGTGCCATAGGCACTGTAACAAACACCAGAAGTGCAAATATTTTCCCCACGGGGGTAGTAGGGACAGGTGCAGTAGGAACCATAATCCGGGGTGGTTGGACAAGTATAGATGTTTCACAAGTACCAAATTGGGTGGACATTACAGACACTCAGACCCCTAACTGGATAGATATAGATACGGCGGCATAGGAATTAATCATGGCAACTTATGTAAACAATTTAAGACTGAAAGAAATCACTACGGGTGATGAAGACGGTACTTGGGGTACAAGTACAAACACTAATTTAGAGCTTATAACTGATGCTTTAGGGTATGGCACTAAACAATTTGCTGCCGATACTAATGAAACATTTACTATGCCTGATGCTACTGCGGATGGCACCCGTGCGTTGTACCTTAAATTTACTTCGGCTGTCTCCCTTACGGGCACCAGGACAGCAACTTTAGCTCCCAATACTGTCTCTAAAGTATGGATGGTCGAAAATGCCACCACTGGGGGACAGAGCATTACAATTAAGCAGGGTTCCGGCGCAGAAGTTACGATAGCTACTGGCGAGAAAACTTGGTTATACACTGACGGTGCTGGAGCAGGTGCAGCAGTTGCTCTTGCCAATCCCACTGAAACAGGTACAGGCACGGTAACTTCTGT